GCTGAAGTCAGGAATTATGCCACCTGATGCTACTGTTGAGGCCATAAAGGCCAATATATGGCAGAAAGGCTCGAGCAAGTACTGGGAAGGCTATGTTCGACAGCTCTGTTTGATCCTTGATGACTTTGGTCAGGAGCGTTTCATTGCAACCGGGGATGGTAACCCAGCAATGGATATCATACGTGCAGTGTCAAGCTGGGCGTATCCTCTAGATATGGCGAATGCTGAGCTCAAGGGAAAGTTTTCTTTTAACACTCCCTTGATTCTCGGCACGACCAACCATGATTCGATGCGCACTATTGGTGAGGCTGGGTGTTATTTTCCGGAGGCGATGGTGCGTCGCTTTAGGTTTTCGTACCACCTGGAGGTCAAGCCAGAGTATAGAATTCCTGGCTCGGACCGTTTGGACTACGTGAAGTACGGCGTGGAGAAAGAAAAATGTAAGGGAAAGCCTGGGCTTGCGTCCCAGCCTTTGCACATTTGGAATGTGTATACCCATGACTTTATGTCTAATAACACGTGCCCGACTGCTCTCGACCTTTCGTCTGTTATTGAGGAGATTTCTTCGGAACTTGCGGCGCGTTGCAAGCAGCATATTAAGGACATTGAGGGACTTGATGAGTTCATTAATGATCTTAAGGAGGATGTCATCAGGAAGAAGTCTGCTGATACTGCTGTGCCACAGATGGGGCCCACTACTGAGGAACGTGAGTTCGCCAGCGAAATGGGCGAGGAGCAGTTTTGGAAGGGTGCCAAGAGTTATGTCGATGTTCTTAAGAACTTGCTCTTCGAAGAAGATAAGGAAGAGGGCAAGGAACGCTCTCTTTGGCTTACCTGGCTCACATACATTGGCTTCAGTTATGTGATCTACAAGACGCTGAGGCTGGTCGTAGGTGCTGCAGTCGGTGCTCTTTTTGGGATGATCAAGGAAGTTTTGCGCTTCTTTAAAATCTTTCCAAAGAAGGATAAGCGCAAGAGGTTTGTGCCGCGCATCCTAAACAAGGAGGTCACGGCTGCTGGGCAGAGCAATGTCAACGTGCGTGGCATTTGTGCCGCGCCAAACCATCCCACTACTTTTGTTGTGAGAGATCCCAGCATGGTGGCTCAGGCTGGTGGGGTGAAGACCATGAATAACGTCGTGGCTAATGGATGGCGCATGTTCACGCACTATCAGGGAGTCGACAGTAATTATGGCCAAATGACCTATCTTACCAGCAATCTGGCTATGATGCCATATCACTTTTACATTGAGATGCGGTCTCAGTATATTCGTGATGCGCATGATCCTGCCAAGGTGGCTGTGAAGCTCGTTAACAACCTACTACCGAGCAATGTGTTTGAGATGACCTTGGCCGATTTCCTAGCTCAGCCCATGCATGTCATAGAGAAGGAGGACATCTGCTTCATCGCTATGCGCAGTACGTATGCGCCGCGC